CCCTTCTTGGTCTTCACAATTTCAGGCCTCAAAGTAATCGCCAATGATTTGAAACAAAAATCATCCTTTCGCAGCTTTGTGCGCTCACCGGGTCTCATTCCGTGCATCAGTCCGAGTGTAACAAATACATAGTTAACTGGGTCTTTTTTAGCTGTTCTAATTAGTCGCGTAATTTCATCGGGCGTTAAGACGTGACGAGTGCGGCGAATCCATTTCGGTATCAAGAATGCTGGTCGCTGCTTTATTAGCCTTTGGCGTTTACACCACCCTAGAAATCCGTTTAAAACTTTTCTGTGGTTAGCCATGTCGCCGATGCGCTCATCACAGAACTCTTCAAAGCACTGCTCATCGATCTCATCAGGCTTTAAATCTCCGAAATCAATTGCAAAGTCTCTGTTCATCAGGCGCTCAATCTCTTTAAAACTGCCAACACAAATAGTCTTCGCCTGGCGAGTCCGAGCTTTTTGAATGCCGATAGTGAGCCCAGCCTCATACTCTTTTTTTCTGTGCTCGATGTAAACAGGCGTTAACTCTCTGACGGTCGCCACTAAAAGCCTTCTCTATTTGCCAAATAACCAGCGCCAATATACTCACCGGTTTTGTCTTGATAGTTCTTCAAAAACTCTCCACGCTTAATCCACGACCCTACGGTGCCATGATTTGCGCCGAACATTTTAGCGATTTCAGAGACGCTGTATTTTTCGCGCAAGCGATAGCAGGCATAATGAGTCCTATCGCGCCACGTCTTATAACTTGGATTTGCTTTTGTCCCGTTCATTAAACTTCTCCAATAGTCGGCCGCGTTTAGTCCACTCGTTGGCGGTGCCTCTGTCGACTTCAAAAACCTCACCCAACTCAGTAACGCTCATGCCGGTTGCTCTAACTAACATAGCCGCAAAGACATGGGTCCGATCGCGCCATAATTTATATTCATGTGCTTTATAGGGTGACATCCCAAGCCTTTTTGATCTTGCGCATTCTATAAGCCATATACATTCGTTTTGTATTAATTTTATAAATATCTCCTAGCATAATGAGAGTTAACATAGACGGCACAATTAACCCTCGCTCCCAGTTGCTGACAAATTGTGGCGTAGTATATCCAAAAATATTTGAGATATCTCTCTGGCTATACCCTGATTTCGCACGGCCGGCCTTTAATTGTTTGCTAATTAATTCCACTGTATCTCCCTTAGAGAGGTTATGAGTTTTTGCTCGTTATCTTCACACATCTCTTGAAAACTACTATCTAAGAAGTCATCAAGAGCCTGGTAAATATATACTGGTTTTGTTTCATGGGTTTCGACGATCGTCCCGCTCTCAGTCATCAAGAAGAGACTCTCACACTTCTCATAAACCGGCTCGTCGTCTAGCCGATAAATGATTTCACATTCGGCGCGTTTGATGGGATTGCTTGCGACCACGTTTAGAGTGATCGTTTGAGTAAATGTTCTTCGCTCCATGGTGGGTGTTGTAGACTTCTCATTTATGGTAGTCAAATTGTTTTTTAGAATGTTCGATTGTCGTTTTTAACGTTGTAAGAAGTTCTAGATAGTTTTTTCAAAACATCGTGGCGCTCGTGCAACCACAGCCATTGTTTGACGCCCGGCCACTTCTTGCACATCTTAGACCAGCCTTCGGTGTGAACTTGCACGTGATGTTTTCTGCACAGCGGCATTAAATTATCGGGCTCATCAGATCCACCGGCGCCGACCGATGTGACGTGGTGGCGATCGATGTCAGCAAAGGTCGAGCAAGCTGCACACCTCATCGAGGGTCTTCTCGAGCGATCCAATACAGCGACACTGAAACGAATACGAACACCCCAGTCACTGCACAGTAGATAAATAATTCATATATGTTGATCATCTAAGCATCCTTTTTTTTAAATTAGCAATCTTGTCGTGTTGCTGCTGACAATATGAGCATATTTTCTTTTTAGTATCCAACTCGCCGGCGCACTCCTCGCACATCGGTAGGTACTCGACGTTTGGTCTAGTTTTCATGGTCATTGGCCTGCCTTTTTTTAAAGTCGACAGTGGGATAGTTCATTTTATCTAGAAATTCTATGGCCTCTTTTTCGGTCGGCAAAGAAATGGGCCCTCCTAGCTCCTCAGCGGCCATCAGAGCGTCGAACATCTTTCTCCATGCGCCTATACTCATTTCTGGCTTTAAGTCGCCTGAGCGGTTCCACAGGTCGTACCAGCCCCCAAGCTGCTGAACCACAACCCAACCAAGGCGCCCAACGTGCTGATCTATCCATTTATGCGCAGCGTCTTCATAGCTCTGTGCCCTTTTTGAATAATACGAGACGCACTGAAAGAGAGTTTGAGCCATATACTGCGCTTGGTCTTCGATACTGACCCTTCTGTCCATTAGGGCCTTAAGGTCACATGGCATAGGAGCTCGTCGATTTTCGTCGCGGTATTTTACCCAAGACCCGTTGAGCTCATCGTTTGAATAGTTCAAAACATCTCTGGCGTAGGCCAAGGCATTTGCCGGCTGTAACGCTACTTGATGGTATTGGTAAACACCAGACCACCATTTAGCTAATGCCTTTTGTTTGTGTGTTGTCATCAGTAACCTCCATTGCGTCAATCGCTTCCCAAGTTTGTTTATTAGCTTCAAAAGTCTGCTCCGAGAAAGTCTTAGGCCCGGACCTGTTGCCGTCATATCGCCCTTCGATTGCTCGAATTCTTTTATCTTCACTCAGCCAGTCATCAAAGCCCGGCTTCCATTGCTCAATGCAAAATTTAGAACAAGTAAATTTATTAATCGCGTCAATCCAGTGTGGTTTGTCAGGATATTTTTTTATCTGAGCTCTGCAAACCTTGATTCTTTTTTCGGAGAGATTTTTACATTTAGGCAAAGTTGAACAATTATCATTCCAAAGATTTCTGAGGTCGGCCGGATCTAAATCCGGGGTCTCGTCTCGTCCCGTACGTACGTCTCGTACGTCCCGCCCCGTCCCGTACGTAGTGCACGTTTGCGTACGCGTACGTTCGTGTGCGTTCGTTTGCGTTCGTTTGCGTTCGTACTCGATAGTATGTCTTTTGCCGTGGCAAGCGGCACAGAGCCACACGACATCAAGAGGCTTGTCATAATCTTCATGATGACCGTCAATTCGAACGTTTTCAGCACCACACTCAGAACATGACGCAGGCTTTTTGAGGGTCCCGTTTATCACAGCAGTTTTAACCATGTTTCGGGCCTCAACCTTTTTGAAGCAACTTAGACCGCCTGTGTCATCAACGAGTTGAGCCATCTCCATTTCTTGAGTAATCAGCTTTTCAATAACAGATCTTAAAGTCTTTTCTTTGATTCGGTTTCTCTCCGCGTGCACAGTATTTAGGCACACCGACCCACCCTTATTTTCTCTAGATGCCATCGCTAAAATGTAAATAAAGGCCAATAATTCATCAGAATTAAACTCAACAAAGTCTGAGCCGTCGAATATTTCATGTTCTAAACGAAACCAACTTGGTTTTTTAACGTCATTTCTTGGGTTGTATTTATCCCAGTTGTTTATCTTCAAAGAAATTCTAGACAAGGGCCCCCCTCTTGTTAATGTTGACTCTCAGAGGGGATTTGTTAAGATCCGGCTCTGGGATAGTTGCACTGTCCGATCGTTCTAAGCTCCAACTTGTACGATATCAAGGCCCGCTGCATAGCGGGTTTTGTTTTTTAAGGTTACACATCCCCCAATACTGCTTTGGCTCTTTCATATATTGCAGAGGCATTTTCAATGGTCATGTCTATTTGAGTTTTCGTTCTTGTCGGGCCACTTAAATTAAACGCTTTGTGTACTTCGATAAAATCCCTCAAAACATCCTCAGCGGTCTCTTTCTCAATGGGCTGGATGTTGATCAAGAGCGCCTTGTGATTTTGATGGTGGTTATCTGCAGTGCTCCACATATAGCCCAGATATGTTTTGTCGTACTTAGAAAAAACCTCGACACCCTCAGCCAGCATCTTATTGATAGGCTCGACGTTTTCTTCGAACCATTTGGCTAAGCTGTCTACACTGAACTGTGGTGGAAATGTTCCATTTATTAATTTCCACCAAGTAGGCTTTTCAATTTGTAACTTCATTCTATTCATTTTTAATGCCTTTCCATATCCAGGTTCGGGCTTTGCAAATGGAGCTTGTGATGGGTCAAATAACATCACACATCCTCCAAGTTCACAGTATTCTCACCATTTAAACGCTGAGTCAGATCTTGAGTTTTCTCACTCTCACTTCTTGAATCTAAGACTTCTCTAGATGGGTCTACGCCGTGGTCATATTCAGCGATCGCCATGCCATTGAGACAGTCAGCAAAGAGTGATTTCAAAACTCGACCTCTGGCTCTGTATCTAAGCATGTCGTAGTGATAACTCTGCCATGTTGGGTTTTTTAACAGATTAGCCTTCTTAGCATCATCCATTGAGAAGGTAACGCTAGTGACGCCACCGGTGTTTCTCTCGGCCTCACAGTAAGCTTTAAACGCCTTCTGATTGTCATCGGTCTTCTTACCATCCTTGTCTAAAAAATACTCGGTAAGCCTCACCAGCTTGCCTGACTGCCAACATAATGCAGCTGGTAGATCACCAAAGATTGTCGGCGTGCCCTTGATAACTGCGATTTGCCTTAGAGCTGTGATTGGTTTAAGACCGAGCTCTATTGCCGTCTGTCGAGCGACTAGAATGTCGGCAGGCTTACCCTGAAACCTCTGAGGTATCATATTAGACGTTGCTAGCATTGAGCAGTATCTCATCTCTTCAGTTAAATTTGCAGGGATGATCTGACCATGGTCGGCGGCGATCTCTATTTGTTTCTTAGCGGTTGTTTCTATGACTTCTTTTTCTTCTTTTGACTCTTCGCTCATTTTAATCTCCGTATATGTACATCGTTTCAATGTTATTCGAATAACCCGGCCACTCATTTTTATCTAGGCAGGTTTTATATAGGTGTAAACCTTTCAGGCATTCTGCCCACCCATCCTCTATCATTTCTTCAGAAGCCCTATAAAGCATTGACTCGTAGGGTGCTGACTTCTCAAGAGCCCCAAAGATGAACTCATCGAACTCAACCTCAGGCATGGCGGCATTAAATACTTGTAGATACCAGGCGCACTGTAGATTCCACCTATATCGCTCAATACACCGCCTAAATGGGTGATAACGAGCGTCTTCGGTGGTCTTCCAATCAACGATGGTGCCCTTGAGTTTATCGTCTGTTTTGTTGATGATCATGAGATCTGCTCGAGCCTTGCACTTAACCCCGTTTATCTCTGCAATAGCTGTGATCTCTTTGGAACCTAAATGGAGTAGGTTGTTAATGATGGGCTTAAGGCAGACTTTTTTAGACAGCTTTAAGTAGCCATCATATTTCTCTTCTACTAGACAATCTCTGCCGTTTGCCACTCGCAAATGCTCTTTAAACGCCTCTTTGCCAACTGTCGTTCGCCTATCGCATTTTGGCATTCTATAATATAGGTCTGCTATTTTCTCTGGTTCACTCAAAGCAAAGTGAATGAAGTTGCCGTCTTTGAGTGCCTCAGTCTCTTTGCGCTCAGTCTCTTTGAAGTGCAATGGACTTTGTAACACCTTGCAAATGTCAGACCGGCTGATCGCCTCATAGTTTTGATAATCATCGTTTGGAATATTCTTATGAATACCTAATTCCAAGCTCCACCTCCTTTAGATAGAGCACAACTACTAGATATATTTACAGTCGTCTAGAATATTTTAAACAAAACCGTGGCCGACATAAACAGTCAAGACCGGCGTGCCACCAGATTGGCTCACAACTAATGATGTACCAGAGAGGGTATAAGTAAGGGTGCCACCGCCTATAAGTGGGATTACAAGCGCTGTGCCTTCTGATTGATTCAAAACCACAGTGGTTTCAGAAGGCCCTCCAGCGCCTCTATGAGACCCGACCACAACACTGGTAGGCGATGAGGCGAATGTGTTGATAGTTTGAGATCCAGCCGCTGGTGTTAATGTAGTTGTAAATATTTCAGGAGGTAGGATGTTGGCGATAGCAGTGGTATTTGTAGCAATGTTTGTGACGTTGCTGGCGATATTGGTCGCATTAGTGCCGATATTAGTCACATTTGTAGCAATATCCGTATCGTTTGAAGTGATGCGATCATCAAGATTATTTTCATTTGAGCCTGATTTCTGTGCTAAGGCCTCAGATACCGGAGCACCTTGAGCGGTTTCTATATCGTTTACGGCTACAAATGAGCCACTAGGTAAATCAGCCATGACTACTCCCTATAAAAATTGATACGGGATTCCACTATCAGCGAAATTCCCAGTAGACCAAAATCCATAAACTAGTTTAATAAACTCTGGCTGGTTATCGTAAATGTCTAACTCTAGCACCTGACCGGCCGCTGGTGTAAAGCCCAAACCAGACCCAAGGGTTAGAGTGTTACCTGATACTTGGTCTAGTGTGGCGTTACCATCGATAGAATAAGTAGAATTGTGAACCCGAATAGAAGCGCCCACCAAAGTCTCCCATTTCTTGAACTCGTTTGCTCCAAAGATAGAGCTAAAAGACTGTTTGATAACGACTGAGGTTGCTGAGGCGGCTGACTTGACGAATGATGATGGTGAGATTGTGGCAAAGCGTGAATCCTTGTCAAAATTAGTATCGGTCAATCTAAATGATACCTCACCTGTTTTGAAATCTAGAGACTTATTGTCTATCTGAAACAACCTAGCCTCACCGTTTCTTGTACCACCCTCTTTGATGTCAGATAGCTTAAGGCTGGCGAAATCTAGTAAGACAATATCGCCCACTTCTAGTCTGAAACCATCTCTGAAATGCACCTTCACATTCTCAACAAACTCAGCACCAAACTTATACTTTCTCAAGCGTCTCTGTGTTGCAGCTGTGGCGAGTGTTTCACCTGTTAAGGCGGTCCGTAAGCCCTTTGAGGTAATGTTTAAGGACTTAACCCCCCTATTGATACGCGCAAGAGATGTGGCGCTTGTCGTAGAGATAACTCTAGAGAAGGTGTTTTCTAACTCACGCTCATCGAATATGTAGGTAACTGTGTTGTGAAAGTTAATATCTGAGGATCTTCGAACTCTTAATTGAGAGGGATTTGTAACGTTTGTTGAATCAAGTGTCACAATATTAGTCCCGGGCAAAGGTCCTGTATGTAATCCGAGAGAGAATTGTGACTTACGCGGTAGTCCAAACGCACCGGCAGGGTTGTAGATCTGCTCTTCGATGAACTTCTTACCCTCTATAGAGTCTTTCAAATAGAACTCATAGTTAAATGAGCTCAAGAATAACCTTAAAATAGACTCATGTTCTGCTATGTCGACCTGATCTGGATCTAAAGATAGCCCCTCCCCAAGGGTATCGTACTGACTTCTGAATGATGCTGTGGCTGGAGAGTCGAACTCTTGTACTAAAGAGGCGCCTCCAACAACGAGATAAGATCCAGCATCTGTCTTGACGATCAATTCAACCGTTCTAGTGATGCCAGAGACGTTGTTAGCGCCATTTGATGCACCAGTAGTTGTAACGAAATCACCGGTGGTTAAGTTGAAATCACGCTGCAGATCTATGTCATCAAAGAATATTGCATTCGGGACTTGAGTAATGGTGTCGATGTTAACGAATGACTCGACTTCAATGTCTTCTGCATAGTTATCATTCTTACCACTTAAGAGAATCTTGAGTGCAAGGGTCATGGCATTACCAGTAAGAGAGATAAAACTCTCTACACTAGCTCCATCATCATGAGAAGCAGCAATAGTCCCAAGAGCACCACGAGTGATTGTACTAAAAGTGGTGGAGGTTTTAGCTTCATAACGCATTATCTCATCATCGATGCGAACAAAGAACTTAATTGAGGTGTCTACTGTACCATCAGGACCCGTCACCGGTGCAAAGAACTGTGTAGCATCGTCAACAGTGACGCTTGTCACAGATGAATTAATCGCGCCATCTAACTCAGACTCAGCTTTTTGAAATACCTGCGAACGAGCCTTGATAGAAGGTGCTGCGATGTTAAGTGTAATCAACCCAGGACCGGCTAGAATATCGTCAATAATCCCTCTAAAAATGACGATAAAATCATCCTTCCAAGCGGTGTTTCTAAACCCTAACCAGATCTTAGCCTTTCGTCCCAGTATATCAAACGTAGGCGAGACCGTATCATCTGGTGTGATTAACTCTGTCGCCTCTAGATCTTTATCAATAAGAGCGATCTTCATACTCGAAATAGTCTGAGAGAGACCTCTGTCTGGATTAATACCTTGGGTGATCTTTGAACTGGATTCGTCAAACGAAACTAACTGCGACTGACCTAGGACGGCGTTCAACCCACCTATAACAAAATCATTGCCAATCTCTAAACCAGGATCACCAATCTTGATTCGTTTCTCGATGATCCTTGCGCCAAATAAAGTATCGACACCTTCGATGTCTAAGATAATAGTAGGTTCGATTTGTGAACGACTGGCAGCAGCAGCGGCCGTAGATGTTATTTCAAAACTCATGGTGAGAAATACCGATTAATACCAGGCTCTCTAGTATCGATGTGAATCCAATTCGAACCCGGTGAGTGCTCCATTCTAATGCCTAAATCACTTAAACCTGCTTCGAGACGAGATCTAACGCAATCACAACCACCGATTCCACCATATCCATCAACGGTAAAATCAACGGCTTTGCCTTCTATGTGGGCGCTTAACTCAGCCCCACCTATATCAAGGTTATACTCGTGAGGTCGTAGCCATGACTTAATATAAATAGCTCTACCGAAGATATCTCGAATCGCCTGCATTCTTTTAGCAGTATCAATGATGTTTTCTTTTTGTACATCTGTCGGATAAGCACACCAGCCCCATTCGCGAAGGGTTAAGGCCTCAATCCATCTGAAATTCCTGGCGCCTGGGATCGTCTCGTAAAGGTTCATATATCGTTTTCTACCATCTCCGCTAACGATAAAAGCATCTCTTTCACGTAATGAGCGGCCTCATCGTCATACTGTGTACTGGTTTTGGCTACGAGCTTGTCGATCAAAGGGAATATATACTCAGCCAATAACCATCTCAACCAACCTGAACCGAGCAAATAAATAACCATTTTAAGCGCCATTTTTTTCATAACCCACCCTTGTCTAAGCGTTTCTCGTGTTGACCTACCGTTGCTGTCATTTTAGCCATCTCAACATTGAGAGTGTCAACGCTGTCAGCAATTCTAAAAGCATTATACGCAATCAGGCCATAAAGGATCAGTGTCATCACATCCTTGGGACTGAAGCTTATCGAGTCCTTTTTATCAGCCATCTCAACACCTTCTTTAATTTGGTTTTATCGAGATCATTGACCATCTTATCAACGTCTATGGCCATGACATCGTTTCTCTGAGAAATATCTAAATCTCGAGTGGCTTGATCGTCAGCAGATTTAGTAGCTCGAGACTCTTCTACTAGGTCAAACTTTGTCTGATTAAAAACAGCTGTTTTAGCCACAGGATCTACATCTAAAATATTAATATCTGTGATCCATTCGCCTTGAGCGTCTTTCGGACACTCACAGATTAGGCCCCGAGGCTTATGATTTCGTCTAGATGTTACGGTCTTGCCGTTTTCTAAGTGTACATAAGCTATCATTGCTCTACTCTCCTGGCCTGAAACGTTGACTCGTGATCTGGGTCAGAAAGGCCGGCTTCTGCGTTACCGTCACCGTTGATCACAACAGCCCCCACTGCGATTGCATCTACGCTTCTGAGTCGTAATTTGTACGTATCTGTGCTTGTGACTGTTAGTCGAACGCTTCTTGTGACGTCAAAGGTTAAGTTGCCATTTGCTGCGAGAACCGAGCTTCTGACAAAACATGTGCTTGTGTCTACGAGAACGTCACTAGAATCTGTTATTATGAGATTTCCTGACATGTCATTAGCAGAGCCCGAGGTGTCAGCTAGGGCTAGTGCGATATGATAGGCAAGGTCCCAAATACCCGGCCTCAATGTTAGCGTTCCTCCGGTAACGTCTTCGAAAGTATTGGCTAAAACCGAGACGGTATCTGCACTCAGTTCGACCGCCAAGAGTTCCGGCTCTTCGGGCTGCCCTTGGTTTAAGCGAATTTCATCTGGAGCAGTCCAGGTCCCAGCGGTAGTAATTGCGTCGATCTGTACAAATCCCAGATAACGAATCGGGACATTAGATCTAAGTGCAGTTGAGTACAGCGTGGTGCCCAGATCAGAGCCCGTGCTAAGCGCTACAGTTGTATGCAACCCTGACTCTTTAAAGATTCTTGAGCCAGCAAAGGCCAATTCTACAGTACCGGAATTATCAAGGGCATAGACGTGAACCCTTGCATCATCGCCATTAGCGTAGCCTAGCGTGGCGGTTGAAGGAATTGTCGCGTCTAAATCAACTGTCACAGAGCGAATATTATAAGTGCCTGTAGCTAAAGTAGCATTTAAAAAAGAAATACTAACAGCATCCACAGAGGTCGGAGTGGCGGCGATCTGAGTCTCAAGATCTATCGTCAGAGCGCCAGCAGATGCAGCAGCTGCCAAAGAGTTATTAGCTATTAGGCTGGGCTCGTTGCCAGAAATATCAGCTAAAACAGCTAATTCAATATTGTCTGTACCGTTGTTAAAGACAGGTTTTGACAACGTGGTGTCATAGGTGATCGTGCCCTCTTTGTCGGTGAGGGCATCTAGATTGGCGGTGGTGTTTTTTGGCAGGGTGATTCTAGAACTATCAGTGGCCGTGCCGCCGTCGATGTTCTTTAAAATCAGGGTTTGAGAGCTATCTGTCCCAACCACATTACCGGTGACACCGTGTGCACCGTTGGCTAGATTATCAACCTCAGCTCCGTGTCTGAGATTCGTAATAGGATTATTATCAGCATCAATCGACTTATTCGTAATGGTCTGAGCAGTTGAGATGTCTACCGCATCGACTTCCGAGCCTACTGCGCCAATGGCAAATTTGGTTGCAGATGTGTCTTTATAGATAATTGAACCATCTGTGCCCGTTCGCTCAACGGTAATACCCGCACCCTCAGATGAAGCATCGTTACCGCCATCGTTCACAGTGATGTTCTTATCTGTGACGTCCATATTGGTGGTGTTAACGGTAGTGGTGGCGCCATTTACAGTTAAATTACCGTTGATGGTGACGTTATCATCGAAGGTCTGCTCACCTGCCATGGTATTATCTGCGGATTTAGAGGCAAAAGCGTTGTTCAGCGTAGTCTGATTGCCCAATTGACCATTTGAAACTGTCATGTAAACACCCTAAACCTTAGTAGCCCCGTGTCGAAAAATCCAGTAGGCCCATTTTGCATTGATAATTCTTTTAACCTATACGCAGTGCCTTGAGGAGATTCGGGAGTCGACTCTAGAAGAACCTTCTTAAACAGAGTTCTATTGCCAATATCCTCCATCAACTCGAAAGGACCTTTGTCTATGATAGTCTGCATAAAAGTACGGAGATCTGCTACACCTGTCGCGTTATTTTTAATCACACCTGTTAGAGACATATCTCTATTGGTGGCAAATCTAATGTTCGCATCGAGAATCTTACGTATACCGAATGCTATAATCTCTAAATCACCTGTAGCAGCTTCGTTAACCGATGGATCGATCTTCTCTTGTTGGTCATCCTCACTTACATAATCCTGAAGTTTAAACTGAGGCTCGTAGATCTGTGCTGAGGTTGTGTTACTGGTGTAAGTAGCAGCGCCAGTCACGTCAGCACCTGTAAAACCTAGTAGAGTGAATGTACCGGTGCCTATTTGTGATCCACTCGAGATCAATAGTGCAAAGGTACCTGTAGCAGCTATGGTATAAGTACGAGCCGTTCTGTTGAAGGTAACTGTATAGGTTAAAGCCCCGGCAGCATCTAGAGCGGTTGTTAAAACAGTCTCTAGTTCTGTGTGGGTGTGTGAGCCTATCTCTAAAACAGCACTCAACTCAGGGCCGCCCTCATCAAAGTTCAGATTGCGGTTATCCTCTGTGATCTCAGTGCCAAAATAGAATATTGAAAACGTCTCAATGCTCATACTACCGCCAACCCTATATCGTTGGTTGAAATTCCATCTTTGATGATCTCTGCTAACGCTTGAGCCAATTCTCTCTTGTCACCAATCCCAGCAATGCCCTCAACGTTAATTGTGACTTCTGTTCTTCGTCTTTCAGGTTCAATCTCATCTTCAGGTGTGAAAATCTCACCCGGAGTAGCGACGGCACCACCACCGGCAGGAGAGGTTACACCACCACCGCCTACAGGCTCTGCGATTGATCCTGATGCTAATGATTTAAGAGCACCACCGATTAAAACGAGCGCAACACCAGCGACGATCGCAGCAGCACCACCAAAGGTTAATAAAGAGGCCTTTAAAGCATCAATTCCGATACCCATAGCGATTAGAGTTGTGCCTAAATTGATCGCCATATCCCCTATAATCCCTAAAACAGTTTGGCCGAACTTCTTAAATCCACCCTCAGCACCGACTAAAGCAGCACCTAAGGCTTGAACACTTTGAGAGATACCGGTTCTAAGAGACGCTTGAAACGCCTTATCGATCGCTCTTGCAGCTTTAACACCCTCTTTAGCAGCTTCTTTTAGTGGTTTTATGAAAGTCTCTGGTGCAAATGACTCCTGAAATGCTTTGTTAGTCTTGATCGCCTGTCCTGCGACATTAACCAAAGACTGTTCAAGGCTCTCGATGTTTTCTTTTAAAATAGGTATCGCGATTGATGCGGCTATAGCGAATGCAGGGAATAAAATAGCTAATGGTCCCTGTGATAACTCAGCCGCGCCTAGGGCTAACTTATTCAGAGACAGTAAAACGCTTGTAACTGTGGCGCCGATGATATCATCGATAGTGCCGAACAATTCAAAACCTAAAAGAATGTCGTCTAATTGCTTGTTTAAGAAATCTAAACCAGCACCTAGGGCTTTGGACTCCCCTTGTAGAGCGAGAAAAACACCTTGAGTCTTTGCAGCAGCTGCACTTAATTTGAAATCTAAAGTCTGAGTGATCTCGAGAAACGCCGCGTCTGCTGCACCTGTCGAATTGGCTAGAGCTATGACGTTCTTCTCTAAGCCTTTAAAACCATCTGCTGCGAAGGTGATGATCGCACGCGCGGCTTCTGCTCTGCCTGTTAACTTAACTAATTTCTGTTCAGATCCACCCAAAGCATCGTTTAAATCCCTTAAGAAGACCGTCAAACCCTTTACTTGTAGTGCTTGCAGTGAAAATGCCTTAGCAACTTCAGGACCTAACTTTTTAGCCTGATCTTGTTTCTTCAAGACGGCCGTTAAGATAGCGTTCAACTGGGTCACAGCTTCGCTAGTCGAAACACCACGAGTTGTTAACTGGGCTAGGCCGGCTGAGACATCCTCAAACGACACGCCAAGAGCGGCAGCAGTAGGTAGCACCTGACCTAAAGATGAGGCCAATTCATCAACACGAGTCTTACCTAATCGAACTGTACCGAATAAAATATCAGCAGCACGAGTAGCTGAGAGATTCTGCCCCTGAAACGCATTCACGGCAGATGTGATGATATCAATGGCTTCAGCTGTAGATGTTAATCCACCAATTGCTAGTTTGTTCGCAGCAACTAGGGTCTCATTTGCCTTTGTAGCGTCGGTAATGCCGGCTGAGATGACCTGATAAAACGCCTGGGCTTGTTGAGCAGCACTAGTGCCAAATTCGGCAGACGTTAATAGTAATTGTTTTCTTAGTTCTTTTTGATCGAATCCTAACCCTTGAGAGATGGTTCTGATCTCAGCTAAGGACTTGCCGAACTCGATATTTGCTTGAGCTATCTCTCTGATTCCAAGAGCTGCGATAATCCCGATACCAGCAGTGGCCAGGCTTCGCCCAATCCCCTGCGAGATCTCTCGGCCGATACCATCGCCGGCATCACTAGCGGCTTTACCAGCTTTTTTCTTGAACTGACGAACGGTTTTAACCGCTTTTTTGTCGTCTAATTCTATCTCGATCGTAATTTTATCGGCCATCGAGCTTCCTTGCTAGATTTGCTACCAGTTCTTTGGTCGTGAGTTGTTTGGATTTGATCTGACAGTCTCTGTGTAATCGACTCTCAAATTTTCGCCTATGCCCTTTCTTCATGTGTTCAAACTTAAACAACTGAAGACTCAGCAACGTTTCTCCAGCCTCTAGCGGTGTTATCGCCTGCCAGTATTGAAACGCCTCACTCCCATCCATGGATTTAACCTCATCATTACTAAACCCGTAAAACCGAACTAGTCGGGCACGCATTAGAAATGACTCGGCTAATCCTTTTTTGTGCCTAGAATCTCCTTAAAGAGCATCTTCATGTGATTCATCTGAAGAGTCTTAATCAACGCCTCATCCAGTCCCGATTGCTTCAGGAATTCTTTTTGAATCCTGATAGACTTTAAACCATCCTCGCCAACCTTCGACAATTTTTCTAGAATCAACTCCACTTGCTCGAAATTGGCTCGGTCTGCTTTATAAGTTTTACCTTCATAATCAAAGGTTATCTGCTCTTTAACAAGTTTCACTTATCCTCCTATTTCAGCAAATTCTGCTGGTGGTCTCCAAAAATAAACATGTTTAGTGTGGCTAATACGAGTGGATCAGGGATTACCTGAAATTCCACATTGATCAGACGATCACTCTCACCTGAGAAATTCAGGCCAGTCAAATTCGGGTATGCGCGCCAGATCGCCAAATCCTCTGAACGATCCGTACTGATGTTGCGAATTGGGTGCATGATCAGTTGACGGTTATCAGTTGAGATGTTCAAGAACCGCTTAGTCTCACCCCAGCCAGTAACCTCAGTGCCACCACCTGGAGTGACAGATGCGCCGCCAGCTTCTAGGATGACCTTTAGTTTAGCAGCGACACTCTCTTTCATGGCAACCGCTACGGGCTCAACATTGTTGCCAGTGCGAATCTTATCAAGAATCTGAGTGCCCGCTTGTTGAGCAGTCACATCAAACAAATCCTCAGTTGGCGAGAAATCAATATCACCATCGATGAAACCCAGCTCAAAGCTAGAGCCTTCTCGTAATTTCAGGATCGTAAAAGAGGTAGGTGCTGAGCCGTCTGCTGTATCTGTAGCGGCGCCAATTCCAACGTTTTGAACGATGTATGAAGCTGAATCATCAGGATCGACCTTAGCATTAAACAATGCAACACCATCAATGCCCGTAATGGTAGCAGTAGCAACCGCCGCCGCTGAGTCATCAGTGGTGATGGCAATCTCAATTGGAGTAGAATTGGCCGGTGCAGGATCAGGCGCGCCGCCGCCGCTGGTGTTGTACCAGACATGGTGAAGCACTCCCGTTGCCGAAGTCATAGCGACAAAAGTGCCATCTAAACTGTCTGTAGAGTCAGCCACAGCAGTAATTTTAGTGGTCTCAGGGTTGCCCCACGTTAGATCTACGGGTTCAATCCGTATGTTTGAAACATCGTTAGCCATCCGTTGGCCCTCCCAAATTAGTTATAGACTAAAACAAATCTCATGTGTGGCGGTCAATGTAATCTCACCACGTACTATATTGTCGTTTTCGTCACTAATCGGGACTACGTTGACTTCACTTAAAAGGATGTTCTTAATGCCATCCGTTCTGTTACTCATATCTAAAATGTTATTCAAAATAACAGTAATCTTGGTCAACATATCTTGCAATGATTCAGAGCCAGCCTGATTTCTCGAAGCCTTCTCCCAAATCCTCACAGTTAACTCATTCTCCAGAGCGTTGGTCTGTTGATTCGTCGACACATTAGAGATCGTGCCCTGCTCAACGTGAAAACCCTTCTGAATCTTTGTATTACCTAGGTTCTCAAAATCAAAAGCCTTGGTTTCTTCCTTGAAGCCCTGATTTGTCATTATATCAATTAAAAGCTGTCTAGGGATAGCTAAACTCATCGTCTAAACACCGTGCCCGACCTAATTGTAATCCCCTCATCAATGTCAGCCTTACCATCGTTGTCTAAGTCGACTCGGATAATGGCTCGATCGCGATGTAACTTCTCTTGCCCGCCGAACTCCCGAGCCTTAGCAAAGAAGTCATCATCTTGTGAATTACTCTGCTCATCGTGAATGATGCGCAGTGCTAAAAAGGTTGACCACTGTCTCACTTCTTCAAGATCAGTGATGGACTTCAACCCCAATGGATCACCGAAGATATCGATGTAACCTTGCTCATCTAGCCAGGCCATAATCAAATCTTGAGCTCGTCTGTGGACATTAAGAAACGAATTCCTACCCTCTGGTACAAATTGTAGAATGTCGTGCCTATGAAAAACCAAATCTTGATCATTTGAGAAGAGCTGATCGCCATCGACACTCATCAGTTGGATTGTCTTGGTCAGGCTCTCTGTAGTGGATCCATCACCAATCACAACCGTGATAGCTCGTGGTAATTCTCTGACCCTTAAGCCTTCTTGAGGCGTTCTATTTGAGAAGTCGTTGTCACCAAACCCAGGTTTAGGGCTGAATCCAATTGTAGGTAATATTGAGACATTAGAATTGCTCCCATCCGTTGGGAGCAGACTGAATGCGTCCGTGCTAGAAATAGTGATCTTATCGTCTTTCGAGACAACCACCGTGTAAGTGAGAGCGCCGGCCGAATCCATCTGAGTCTTAATCTCAGCGGCTAATGTGGTCAGTGTGAACGTCCCCGTCGACAAGGTAGCAGTCAGCTCAGAGCCACCCTCATTAAAATCTAGTTTGTTATTAGTCGCGTCAATATCGATCTGAAAGGCAGTGAATTGAAAGTCTAGAAACCGCTCTTCTGTATCTGTATCGAAAACGTCGATAGGTGAGCCATCCCCACCGGCTTGAACTGTGATAGTCGAAATTGCCGTTGAGCCCTTTGACACGTAGGATCGTTGGCCGTCGAAACGGGTCTTATCGCCAACCTGGATCTTTTTCTCTAAATCTAAACTCGGGAATAATGCCATTTTTCAACCTTCTCTACTTAATAAAAACACATAACTTACCTTTTATAAAGTGGCAGAGACTACTTCTTGTTCCACTTCTGCGGAATAAGACATATCCATCTCAAAGATAACATCATTAGGCACTGTTGTACCCGGACAGCCCTCGACGCTTATTAGATCACCCGCTACAAAGGTTAACGATGAAAGACCATCAGTCTTGAAGGCGTGTCTTGCGTCGATCAGATTCCAAGTGAAGAGTAGCACAGCGTTCTTGTACACCTTTATATCCGCATCAGAATTATCAATCTTGTTCATATAAGAGAGTCCTATGACTTTAAGATCAAACTTACATTCATAGGGCTCGCCATCTGATTTCTCAGTATGGTTATTAGTCCGCTTTAAAAAAGCATCCGCCGAGAGCGATCCATCGTCAAAAAATACACTCGTGTCACTAGTCCCACCAATAGTGTCACCGACCATGCTTGTGGATGCCACCTTCTCCCAATTGCCTGATGATGAGCTAAACTGAATTATGTCACCGTCAGACGGAGTATCTACATTTGTGGCTATTGTCGCGCCGTCCGCAATTATTGTAGCACTTATCGAGGCGAGATATTTCAGCCCCACAGCTGGGTCGGTTAAATCTTCCGCGCCATCGTTCACGATTAAATCACTAGCATTAATGGCGGCTACGACGTCAGCATCGGTGCCCCACTCCTCGTTCTCAACTATTCCTTGGAGGGTATAATAAGCCCCGACAGCTATGTCCTGGCCGATGAAAGTTACGGTGGCCCCGGTGTCGTTTTTTATCCTTTTAGTTAATCCCATTCAAAACTCCTAGAGGGTCGCCGATCCAATTTCTTGTAACGTGGTTGACGTGTAAAGGTAGCCCAGATCAAGAAGCACATCTTCTGGGGAGGTGCCTCCCGCTGCTTTGGCAAAAACGCTGATCTTATCTCCTGCCAGAAAGACGCCCTGAAGACTCCCTAATCCGTTGGTTTTGATTCGCCTTCGCTGTACAGAGATACTCCAAGTGAAGATAACTGAAGCGTTACGCTCGACCTCGAAGTCAATTGTAGTGCTGTCGACTTTGTTCATAAAAGTAAGGGAGGTGATATCTAAATTAAAAGGACAGATAAATGGCTCAACGTCCGAAGACGAAACGTGGTTATTTTCGCGCTTGAGGTATTTGTTTGAGATAACGTTGTCACCAAAGAAGTTGACGCGACCCGACTCATTGGCGCCAGTGGTCTGTGAAATCCAATTAGCTACAGTGGCGGTACCGTTAGACTCAAAGAGAGCTCCTGAAGCTGTGTTAACAAAATGCATTCCTGAAAATGGGGGAGCATCAGTTGGGTCATTTGGTTCTCTGATTACATGACATGCCATTAGCAGCACTCCTCTTCGAGTACAGCGACGGTGCCGTCTGCATTCTTTGAAAATAACAACTCGCAAAGGTTATCATACAGCAGGTTTTCAAACTTCTCTCCAAAACCATCCTCATCAACCTGTATGCCATTACCCATCTTTTACCGCTTTCTTCTTGGTTTTCTTCTTTGGTTTCTTCTTTGGTTTCTTGGCCAAATCGTCTTCAACCCTATCATCTAACTCTTTCAACCATTGCATTATAATGACGAAAGCAGGGACCGCTCTACCCTTAAGTAAAAAGTCCCCTTCCGCAATAACTTTGCGCACTGCCTTAACCATTTTAAGATCACGTTCAGTAAACATTAAGCACTTTCTAACACCCTCACGTCCTGACCTGCTGAACTTGCAATCATGAAGATATTAATATCCTCTCCCCATTGGAATGTAGCACTTGATCGCTTGCTAATCTTAGCCCCCGTCGCAGTTGTTATCCCTGTAGCGCCAACAAACACATCGGCACTGCCCTCGTTCTGAATTGTGACGAAACGACGACCTACAAGAGGCGCACTTACAATTTCAGCAATGGTGGTTTCGACAGTCTCAGCAGTGCTCTTGATGGCAATATTGGCGGAGTCATTGACCCATGTTCTGCGAAACAAATCACCTAACAGGTCATAGCGATCACCAGTAGCTGAAAGCGCTGTTAGTACACCACTTACCCCGCGGCCACCTACTTTAATAGGATTACCAGCGTCAGCATCATCATCTGCAGTCGATGAGGTCAAATCAGCCGCAACCTTCAACTCACCATCATCATTAAACACAAATGGATGTGCGTCGCCATCGGCAGAAACCGGTGAGCCACCAGCATCTTGCCTGACACCGACCATGATCAAGCCGTTACCAGCATCGTCAAATGCTACGTCTAAAGTTTGAACATCAATAATGTCAGTTGAGTCCCCAATTGCCACTGAATCTTGTGTGTTAACCAGGTCTCTAATATCAAGATTCGTAGCAGTCACAACGGCGTTAAGACTGCCATCAGCGTTAATTTCTAGTGTGTCTGTACCATCTGTTATCTGTATTTCGTTTAATTCGTCTAAAGTTATGCCACTCATTTCACTCTCCTTATGAAAAGGTTAACAGTTCGATAATTTCACCGGCAACGGGACTCTGAAAAAAGATAGTTTGACTTGAGAATAGCTGCGTTACAGTGAGATTCGCCCTCCCGGGTATTGTAACAAACTTTGAACCAGATTCTGCAGCGATAAACGCTAGCTTCAAAGAACCTAGTCCCCTTGTTCGTATGATAAATTCTTTTGTATTCGCCGGCAAAAGCTGACTTTGCTCTGTGTCGGCCAAAGCTATTGTTAAATTAAACATCGTGGGCGTCGTGTCTGTTGTTGTCAGAGCTAAAGTCGAACTATTAACGAATCCCACTAAGCCACCTCCATTACTAGGACGGTCGGCGCGTTAGAAAGAGCCTTAGCAAAAATATCGATAGAGTCGCTGACATCAATAAAAAACTCACCATTTGGTTTTACTTGCCAGCCAACAACACTCGCTCCAAGGTCTAAGAAATTAACCACTATGATATCGACAGAATTATTTTGAAAGCCCATGCCATTCCGGTCAGTTAGATTTGTTGCCGGTAATTTAGTCCAAGTTGCTGAACTTAACGTCACCTCAGTTATCAACCCGCCAATGCTTAATCCACTCGGAGAGACAGCACCTGAGATAGGTATGGGTGGTATATCTCCAGCAGATGCAGCGGGTAAGCCACCGACCTTGAGATAGCTGTCTGTAGTAACACCAGCAACGACAAGCTCCATCGCCTTTCTGATTAGCTCTTGAGCTTGATCGTCATTTACAGCCATCTAAAACCTCTTAGAATGGGCTAGGGTCGTTTGAAAGTGAGCCAACAGTCGATGCGGGCGTCTCATATGACCCGAGTGTGATGTTGCCGACTAATTGCCCTGGATTGAATGGTGGTCCCATTATTTTCTCCTAAGCTTTTTATATAGCCACTTAATTAGCGGCCAAAGGTTTACAACAAACCTACTTTTTTTCATTCCTCTGTGCAGGCGGCCTCTTTACTTCTTTTTTCTCAACCATTGGCATCTTGGCTGGTGGTCGCTTCATGACTCCGCGTGCCATCAGCTCTTCTTTTAACTGCTCAGCATACTCTTTGTTGCCTTTTTTCTCAGCCAACTTGAGTTGCTTGCCTAGCATTCTGTCGCCGTAATGTTTCATGTTCATTTGTCGATATCCCCTATTTTCAATTTACCTGTAGAGACTAGCTTCATACCTTCTCTGGTTAAGCGGCCCCAAGCAACCCACTTAGACCCATTCCATTGAGGTGGGCCCAAGTGAACGAACCCGGTCGAGATGCCATTCAAAGTCTTGATTAGCAAATCTTCTGACCGGGTTTTAACGAATACAAGTCTCATTAAGCCTCAGAAGGCATGAGATACGAAACGATGATAACCATTTTACCGGCC